GACTGCTATTTGGGCATTTAAGGCAGCACAAGCCCATGATCAATTAGTTGCTAGTTTGGAATCTGGTGTAGCGACAGAAGATGACGTAAACAAAGCTTTTGAAGAAAGGCTTAAGCTTCAGAAGGAAATGGTAAGAATAGCGACTAGCAATGCTTTTAAATATAGAGATGAAAAAGAGAGAGCCGCCGCAATTGAAAAATTAAACAAGAAATATGATGAATTAACTAAAGCTATAGAAGCTTATAGAAAAGGTGCTAATGATCCCCATGATTTTAAGAAGTTAAAGAAAGAATTTGAGTCGTTAATGGGAACCGAGAAAGTTATGTCTCAAAAGATGATGGATTTAGAGATTAACTTATTAGACGCAAGGGGAAAAGGTATGAAATTAACAGAACTTAAATTAAAAAGAGATATAGATATATTGAAAATTACAGAAAAAATAGAGGAAAACGAAAAAGCATCTGTAACTCAATTACATGAACAGGCTAAGATCAATAAGCAGTTTGAGATAGATAAGGCGAAGATACTAGAAGTTTCAGATCAGATGTTGTTTAAGATGGGGGATATTACAAAAGAAGAATTAGCAAAAAGAGATGCAGCAAGAGAAGCACTTGTTATATATCATCTACAAGATGAGTTTTTAGAAGGCCAAAAGAGAAGTCTAAAAGAAATTACAGATCTTCTTCTGAAGCAAAAGGAGGCTAATAAATTTGAAGGATTTATGGGTGGTATAGATAAATGGGCTAAAAATATGAAATCTGTTGGAGAACAAGTTGCTGATGCAACAGCAGGAATGTTTGACAGGATGGCTGATTCTTTGACTAACTTTGTGATGACTGGAAAGTTGCAATTCAAAGAATTTGCACGTTCTGTGATTGCGGATTTATCAAAGATAATAATTAAACAAATGATGCTTAATGCCCTTACTGGTTTTAAATCTTGGCTTGGTGGTGGTCAGAAAACAACAACTGTTGCGCAAGTTACTGGAATGGTGGCAGCAAAGGGAGGAGTTTTTGCTCAGAACGGCATAGTCCCTTATGCCAAAGGAGGCATAGTTGACAAGCCTACACTTTTCCCATTTTCACGGGGAATTGGCCTGATGGGTGAAGCTGGCCCTGAGGCCATCGTCCCCCTCAAGCGTGGTAAGGATGGAAAACTTGGAATAGCTGGTGGTGGTGGCAGTACAGTTGTTAATGTTTCAGTTGATGCAAAAGGTACTAAAGTTGAGGGTGACACTCCAACAGCTAGTCAACTTGGTAAATTAATAGGGGTTGCGGTTAAAGCCGAACTTATTAAGGAGCAAAGACCTGGAGGACTTCTTAGTAATTAACTTATGACTTATCCAAGTTTTCCTAGTATTTCTCCTACTTTTGGATTATCAAAAACATCTGCGCCTAATATAAAAACTGTTCAATTTGGAGATGGATATATTCAAAGATTGACGTTTGGTTTGAATCAAAATGCAAAAACTTGGAATCCTGTTTGGGAAAATATTTCTGAAGCTCAAAGTGATGAAATTGAATTGTTTTTAGACGCAAGAGCAGCAAATAATGGACAAGCTTTTACTTGGGCTGCTCCTAACGAACCAAGTACTTCAACAGCGTGGCAAGCTAGTACGGCTTATTCAGTTGGAGACATAAGAAAACCAACTACTAACAATGAAACTGGTTTTTATTATGAGGTGACTGCTGTTTCTGGTTCTTCTCCATACACTAGCGGGTCTAGCGAACCTTCATGGCCTTTAAAAATAGGAACAACTGTCACGGATAATGAAGTTACATGGACGACAGTTAAAGGTTCTAGTCTTTACATTTGTTCAAGTTGGGATAAACAAATAAATTATGCGGGATATGCAACGATTAATGCCACTTTTCAAGAGGTATTTGAACCATAATGGCAGTTTCAGCATGGGTTGCAGGAGCCTCTTATTCAGTAGGTGATATTAGTAGAGCTACGACTGCTCAAGTAACAGGTTTACTGTTTAAGGTTACTTCTGTTTCTGGTTCTTCTCCATACACCAGTGGTTCTTCTGAACCAAGTTGGCCTACAGATATTGGTTCAACTGTTGTAGACAATGAATTGACTTGGACTGCAATTAGTAGCGTTTATGAAGAACTTTCAAAACTAGCTCCAAGCGCAATTATTGAATTATTTGAAATGCACTTGGATACAGATTTACATGGTACAGCCATTAGTTCTCCTATTAGATGGCATAACGGATGCAATGCAGGTGTTACAGGAAATATTACTTGGGCTGGACAACCTTATGTACGGATGCCTTTGGAAGCAACAGGTTTTGAATATAATTCGACTGGTAAATTACCAAGACCAACAATATCTGTTGCTAATTTAGATTTAGCTATTACGGCGTTGTTAGTTGAAGTTAATCGTGTAACACCAGGTAATGATTTACTTGGGGCAGAGATAAGACGTATTCGTACATTAAGACGTTTTCTAGATGGAGAAGCTGCTGCTGATCCTAATGTTCAGTGGCCTATGGAAATTTGGTATATAGATAGAAAAGTTTCAGAAAACAGGGATATTGTTTCATTTGAATTGACCAGTAAACTTGATATGCCTGGTAAAAAGATTCCATGTCGCCAATTAATTGGGAATATCTGTCAATGGAAGTATCGTTCTAGTGAATGTGGTTATACGGGTTCAAATTATTGGGATGTAAATGACAATGCAGAAACATCTTTAGCTAATGATCGTTGTGGAAAAAGAATTGATTCATGTAAATTGCGTTTTGGGGCTGATGCTAATGGTTTACCTTTTGGTTCTTTTCCAGCAGCAGGTAGATCAAGTTGAATTTAACTAAAACAATTAAACAACAAGCTTTAGATCATGCAAATGAAGCGTATCCAAAAGAAGCTGTAGGATTAGTTCATGTTGTTAAAGGTAGGAATAAGTATTACAAATGTAAAAATATAGCTGATACCCCTGATGAACATTTTGTTTTAGATCCTAAAGATTATTTATTAGCTGAACAAAAAGGTGAAATCACAGCCATTATTCATAGTCATCCTAAGACAAGTCCTGAACCAAGTCCTGCTGATCAAATTGCTTGTGAAAAGTCGGGTTTACCTTGGTTTATTGTTAATCCTAAGACTGAAGAATGGAAATCTTTAATCCCTCATGGGTATGAATTACCTTATGTCGGCAGACAATTTTTTCATGGGATTATTGATTGTTATTCTCTTGTAAGAGATTTTTATAAAAGAGAATTTAATATTGAATTATATGATTACACCAGAAGAGATCAGTGGTGGGAGAAAGGTGAAAATATGTATTTAGATAATTTTGCAAAGGAAGGTTTTAAACAAATTGAATTAGGGCAAGTTGGTTACGGTGATTTATTTTTAATGCAATTAGAAAGTCCAGTTCCTAATCATGCAGCTATTTATTTAAATGATGGTATTTTGCTTCATCACGTTCAAGGAAGATTATCTTCTAGAGATGTGTTTGGCGGCTATTATCAAAAGGTGACGGCAAAAATTTTAAAACATGAAAGTCGTTAAGGTTTACGGAGCTTTAAAAAAAAGATTAGGAGGTCAAGGTACTTTTGAACTTGATGTCAATACACCTGCGGAAGCAATTAAAGCTTTAACTGCTAATTTCCAAGGGTTAGATAAGTGGATGGTGGATAGTGAACAGCATGGAGTTGGTTATAAAGTTCAATTAGGGAAAGAAATAATAGGGGAAGAACAAATTGAATCTTTACTTCATCCTTGGAGTGAAAGAGAAGTTTTTTCTATTACTCCAGTTGTTACAGGTGCAGGTCGTGGTTTTACTAATATTTTGATAGGTGCTGCAATGATTGGTCTTGCATATATGACTGCTGGTGCATCTTTAAGTTTTCAAGCTGGTGCAGGGGGGATAGGTTTTGTAGCATCTAGTGCAAAATTTGGTTTAGCTGCTCAACTTGCAAATTTTGGACTCCTTATGGTTTTAGGTGGCATTGCACAAATGCTATCTCCTACTGATGAGTTGGATATGAAAGAAGCAACTCATTTGCAAAATTATAGTTTTAGTGGAATCGTTAATACAAGCCAAGTTGGAACACCTGTTCCAATTGCTTACGGACGGGTCTTTGTTGGCTCTTCGGTCATTAGTTCTGACTTAGAAACTGTTCAAGAGGTTTAAATGAAAGTAATTAGAGGGGCTGGAAGTGGAAGTAAGGGTGGGAGTAATAGAACTCCTACTGAAGCTGATGATTCACTTCAATCAGTTCAATTTGCGAAAGTATTAGATCTGCTTTCGGAAGGGCCAATACAAGGTTTAGATGATGGAAATAAGTCAATTTATCTTGATAAAACTCCTATTCAAGATGCGGCAGGAACAAATAATTTTCAAAATTATACAGTCGTTACCAAGAATGGAACTCAAGACCAAGCTTATATAACAGATAGCGGCACACCAGCAGATCCAGAAGTATTTGATACTGAGATGACAGTTGCTAGAGGTAGTGAAGGTGATGCGAACTATAACGAATGGACAGAAGCTAAAGCCATTGCAGGAGCAGTTGTCAAAACAATCAATATAAATACTACAGATAGAGTTCGTGTAACTTTAAAAATTCCAACTCTTTTAAAACAAGAAGATGATGGAGATATTGTTGGATATGAAGCACGTATTCGTATTGATGTTCAATATCAGGGTGGAGGTTATAGCACAGTTAAGACTGATACTATTTCTGGTAAATCAAGTAATGCGTATTTTAGGGATTATGATATTCCACTTACAGGGAATTTTCCAGTTGATATAAGGTTAGTTAGGCTTCAATTAGATGATGAAAATTCAAAGTTTAAATCTAAAACTTTTTGGTATAAATATTCAGTTATTATTGATGACAAATTTAGGTATCCAAATAGTGCAATAGCTTTTCTTCGTTTTGATAGTCGATCTTTTCAAAATATTCCTCAAAGAAAATATTTAATCCGTGGAATTAAAGTAAAAATTCCAAGTAATGCAACTGTTATTACTTCGACAAGTGGAAGTGTAGGTGAATCACAATTAGGTCGTTTAACGTATAGCGGAATTTGGGATGGTACTTTTCAGGCTGCTACGTGGTGTGCTGATCCTGCTTGGTGTTTATATGATTTATTAATTTCAACTAGATATGGTGCATCTATTCCAGAATCTTCGCTTGATAAATGGGATTTTTACACGATAAGTCAATATACCAATGGTCTTGTGTCTGATATGAAAGGAGGCCAAGAACCTCGTATGCTTTGCAATTTACTTATTAATAGTAGAAGTGATGTTTACGATGTTATTCAACAAATGACCTCTTTATTTAGAGGTATTAGCTATTACAGTGCTGGTAGTATCGTTGTTCGACAAGATGCTCCTCAAGACAGTCAATATCTAATTGGTAATGCAAATGTTATAGATGGATTGTTTGAATATTCAGGAACATCAAAAGAGGCTAGGCATACAAGTTGTGCAATTGCTTGGCAGGATTATGCGGCATTAGGTGAAGTGCAATTTGAATATGTAGAAGATGCAGATGCAATCTCAAAATACGGAATAAAAGAAAAACAAGTTAAAGCTCTTGGTTGTTATTCACAAGGCCAAGCTCATCGGATTC